TAATAATGGCAAGCAGTATGCGGTGACGGCGCTAGGCGGAACGCAGACCGGTGTTACTGTGCATTCTGTGGCTTCTCCGTTCACCATCACCGTTAGCCGTCCTCGGGTTTTCAAGTCTCTTGGAAAACCGAATCCGGTTACAGGTTTGGTTACGAGCGTGCCGTTGAACACTTACAAGGTGCTCGTCCGCAAGGGCGTTACGCCTCTCGCTGGTCAGCCGTATAGTATTTGTCTGTTGCGGATGGAGTTGCAAATTCCAGCCGGTTCAGATACGTACGATGCGGCTAACATTCGAGGGGCGGTTTCGGCTGCGATAGGTTCGCTTAGTCAGATTTCATCTGGTTTGGGCGACACTTTGACCAGCGGTATTATTTAATATACCCCTTGGGTCCCTAACAAGGGACTAATGTTCAACGACTGGGAGTCACTATGCACGTTGATGCTGGCGAACTCAAAGTACTACTTGAGTCTGACTTGTTTACAGCTGGTTGGGATGGTGCGACAAGCACTTACCCAGGTCAATCAGACCGGCAATTCGCCATGATGCAACTCAGCAGAACCCTTGTTAAAAAGTACCTACCCGGTACTTCAGACAAGAATATACCTGCTGATGCAAAGGCATTAGCCTTATTTATGAAAGTAAATGAGGGTTGTCGTGTTTGGAATTTAGACCTGTCCCGCTGTTCAGATTTAGAGGTAGTCGCTCTTGGTGAGATGAAATCTCTCATCGATAGCTTCTTCTACCCTGATCTGGTCGATTATCCCGTTAGCGAATTGCTTTCGTTTGCTAATGAGAGAAGCGGCGGCCGTGACTTTATCCTTTCTCAGAATTCTGTTATATCTGGGTTTGGTTTAGGTAGCGGAAGCAATCTTGGTGCACCCGAAACCGACTTGTATTCTAAGTTGGCTAGGAGCACCTTGACTGCAACAAGTGAGACACTCTACAAATTTTACGTAGACGCGGTGCGTGCCGATCCAACGTGGCTCTGTATGGAACATTCGAGAGCCGCGAAGATGGGTCGGAGCACTGTCTCAGGTAGTCGTCTTTCTTTTGTTCCTAAAACTGCGGAAATCTCGCGGACCATATGCACCGAGCCTATCCTCAACATGTTGTATCAGAAGGGGATAGCGGCGTGTCTCGAACGGCGGCTGAAGGAGGTCTTTGCAATAGACCTCTCGACGCAGCCTGATAAGAACGCTGAATTTGCTCGTCTCGGGTCACTCACCGGGAGGTTTGGTACTATCGACCTCTCTTCTGCGAGTGATTCTATCT